GCCCTTTTCAGTCTTCGGCTTTCTCGTCCCCCAAGGGAGTCGGACTAGGCCGAGGGGTGAATTATAAATCGATGGATCGGCTCCGAGCTTTATGGACATATGTCGGAACTGATCGAACTTACCAGGTATCCAATCATACCAGCAGTGAAGACTCTGTCCGCCTGAATCGACTATCATCTTGAGGGGACAGATAGCTTCGAGGGCAAGTGCCGGTCCAATCTGTTCTGCCTTCGTCCAAGTTGGATCATCAATTTCGTGGACTAAGTACATCCGCTCACCGGCATTCTCCTTTTGCCGAGGGCCGATATCCTTGAATGGGTTGTAGCTGATAAATTCCATCTGCCCTACCCCTTGGGAGATCCCCCAATCGCCCGCCGACTTGATCATGGTACTATATTTATCCGCCTGTATATTTATCCACTGGTCGGGCTTAAAGAGTTTGGAAACCGCCTCCTCCGCATTCAAAGGAATGGCGGCGGAGCGTAGCTGGAGCATCTCGAGGTCTTCGGGCTTACCTTTTGATTTGGATGATATACCAGTATCAATTGATACTTTCTTGGATGGACTGATAACCTTCTCGCCTGAAAGAATTTGATATGCACCGATTAATGCGTTTCGGATCTCATTTGGCTGAAGTGGTCGGCGGGTAAATTCCTTGGCTACTTCGAGGCAGTAATCATGTGCTTTCTCAAAGTCTGACTGATGGGTTGCCACTCGGAGGGTCAGGCGGGCAATAAAGGTATGGTGGCCAAAGTCACCTTGCGGGAGCCGGTCGAAGAACCCCGCCATGTCTGCGGATAGGATAGCCATTATTCCTTACTTTCCTCTTTTAAAAACTGAGCGATGTAGTCGGTAATTTTACCTATGGCCTGAGATTCTATCTGCTGAATAGTCTTTCTGTGAATCCCCGCCTTTTCCGCCAGTTCTCGTTGGGAGAATCCATCGTGGTCCTCAGGAACTTTCTGAAGCATATTCCTGAGCTTGGCATCCACCGCCATCTTTTGGATGGTATTATCTGCCATCCTCCACACTCACCCATTTATTTATTACCCCTTTAGGTAGTCCCGCCTCGGACACATGATTATCGTTGGGGTCGGGTTCATATCCCTTCCTTGATACATGAACGATTTCAGTCAGCACTTCATGGATATGTCCCCATCTTGTAATCGCCCATGCTTCGTTGGCAAATCTGATATCATCAAATACGATGGTTTTCTTACCGATGTATGGCAAAGCCGCCTTGTATGCCAAGTCCACCCATATATTGGCATAGGGAATATGCTTGCCCGCCGGTCCCTCTCTCCCCCAGCTTGTGCCAAGTGTTTGTAGCATCTTTCGGGCAGTGATACCTTCGGGAAATTGGGGGATTGGTTCTTCCTTGAAGTGGAGGTATCTCTCTCCAGGTAGTATGATCTTCAGCATTTCTTTTATGGGAGTGGCGAAGGATAGAATGACCGCTCCCTCGATGGTCTTGGCGTAAGTGGATTTACCAACGCCCTTGGGGCCGCATAGGCCGATTATTTTTGGTTTCATAGTGTGTAGATTAGTGATTCGATGAGTGTTAAAACTACTGCAAAAACGATGTAGAAAAACATGAGCGTGGCTAAAACGAACAGGACGATAAATCCGATGGTTTCGAGGAATTTCATGCGTGTTGCCTTTCGTGGCATGATCGGCAAACGGATACTAATTCCCATGCCGGTTCACTGCCTGGAGATTGATTATAAGATTCGTAGGTCATATGATGGACTTCAGTCGCTTGTCTTTTGAGACAGCACTGGCAGATGTTCCTATCTCGTTGGAGAATTAAACCTCTTTTATCCTTCCAAACCTCCGAATTGAGATATCTGTTATATGAATCCTTCCACTGTAAATGCTCTTCCTCCTTACGGGCTTGCCGAGCTTTAAGCTCTTCCTGAATTTGATTCTGTCGTTCGATGTTTTTTTGATTCTCATATTCTTTAGCCTTATCTTCATCGATAACCTCAACTCCAGTCGGGGGATAATCCGCAGTCAGCACCCCGCAAGCCCCGCAAAGGAGGCATTGCTTCTTATGGCTAATGCCACTCCCTTGCGAGTAGTACGGATGGGTTTTAACTCTGACCCAGCGACTAGGCTCATCGCACTGCTTAAACGATATTGCTTTGTGGCATCCCATCCTTAATCCTTTTAATCTCTCTCCTCGCTTTGGTCGGATAATGTTTCAGCTAATTGCCTAAGTCTGGCCTTAAACATCTCGTTAATTAATACCTCAAACTTTTTGGCAAACTCCTCATGGGTTTCTTTCGGCAAAATCTTGAGCCAAGGATTAATTGTGTCGCTGATTAGTTTTTTTAGTTCTTCCATATTTAGTAGTGGTTTTTGATTTCCCCCTCTGCCGCCAAGGGTAGTCCCGGCAAATAGAGAGGTTCTTCGGTTAATAGTTTGATCATTAAATCGAGTGCCGCCTGTCCCTCATTCTCCGCAACTTCGACTGTGACCGAGTCGTGGACATGGAGGACAACAGGGAGTCCAGCGGCTTCAATCTTGAGAAGCGAATCCGCCATAATATCTCTCGCTGTTGCCTGGACTAGGTTCTCGGTAAGCAAGCCCCCATATAATTTCATCGATCCGTATCCCCGAACCTTCTGACCGGTTAATTCTCGGCCATTATCTTTTACATTAAAATATCTGATCACATTGCCGGATCTCATGTGCATCACTGCACACTCGGGAGTCTGCCTTGCCTCCTCTCGGATGTGGTCTTCACACTTTTTCCAAAGCTCGACAATTTTTGGATTCTGCTGGCGGAAATCTTTGACCTGTTTTCGGCTCTCAGAATCGGTCATTTTTAATTTCCCACCGGTCAAAGCCTGTGCCACTTGGCCGAATTTCTTTGGTCCACATCCATAGCCCAATCCGAGAACACGGGCTTTACATAAGTGACGAAGTTCGGGGGCTAAATCCTTCATTGGTTCATCCTCGTTGTAAAGTCCAGTCGCTCGGCCATGTGCCTCGTATAAGTCGATCCCGCCTCTGACCAAACCAAGGAAATCAAAGTCCCCGCAAAGATAGGCCAATACCCTCGGCTCGATTTGCGAGAGGTCGGCAGAGACCATTACTCGGCCTTTGCCTGGTGTCAGACATTTCTTGGCCGATGTACCTTCCACCTCGTCTCGTGGAATGCCCTGAAAGTTTAACCCACCCGCTCCACTCCAGCGACCGGTATGCGGCGCACCGCAGTATTTCAGACGGGTGGAAACTCGATGATCGGGTCGGACTCGAAGGATCATAGCCGTGTAGGTTTTATTGGCCTTATTCGCTTTCCTCCATCGGCTCATTGCCTCAAGGATTGGGGCATATTGTGGATTCCTAGCTTTCCATAAAATGGTTTCCTCATCACCTTCATTGGTGGAGACGGGAGGCTCGACATTCTGCATCTTTAAATAATCTGCCAATGCCATTGGAGAAGTTGGCTCCCCGCCCTGTGGACCGACCCAAGGGAGAAAGTCTTCGACCTCTTTCATAATCTCCTTGGTCTTATTAATATACTCCTGGCAAAGTTTCTGATCGATTGCCATCCCTCGGCTTGCAGTCCTTCGGGTAAATGCGGAAAGTAAAAATTCTTTTTCGGGGAAGGATAATTTTAATTCATTGTAAATCCGAATACACGCTCGGGAATCGCCGAGTGCATACTGCTTAAACGATTCATTCTGAAAGATCTCCTCGGGTCGCAATCCGCTCATTTCATTGCGGGCATCCTTGTTTAGTTCCTCGCCAAATAGTTCCTTATAACATCCCGCCAATGACCTCGGCAACTGATGCCAGCTTGCCATATCCGCCGTGCAAATCCATTCCTTCGGAGTGAACTGTGGCATCTGCCCCCTCGCCATTGCCATTCTGCAACATACCGAATCAAACTCAGCATTATGGGCGCAGATTGATTGGCCGTTTAAGCGTTCGACCGGTAAGTCCCTCGGATCTCCTACCCATTCAAATCCGTCATCGGCTACCAAGGAAACAATGGTTACCCGAAAGTCAGGGTGCTTGGCATATCGGTCGAGTCCCATCGTGGCCACTGAGTAACTCTTCGACCAAACTGTTTCCACATCCAGGGCGATCAATTCCGATCCTCCTTTAAAATTGTTTCTGCGGACATCACCGCATTCTGTAGAGTCGGATATTCAAGGACTGGTAATTCGGACTTATCGAAAGTCACCGCCCAAACCATCTTATCCAAGTCGAGTAGGATGTCCGCCTGTCTGCTCCCCACCTTTACGACTACTTTCTCACCTCGAGGTAAGCCTCTGCCCATTTTAAAGTCTGTATTCATTTCTCCCCCTTCATGGGTTTAAGCTCAGGTGCTACTGCCGGAGCCTTGGTTGTCATTATTGGCGTGTTATACCCATGTGGGTTGGTTAGATAGCCCTTATGATGAAGGGGCTGTTTGAGTTGTTTCTGCATTTTATTTCGTTTCATTTAATACCTTTCCAATCTGTTTCCCTATCCACGCTCCAACATTGACAGTAATTGCGTTACCCATCTGCTTATACCTCGGTCCATCCGCCTGTTTGACCACCTTGCCGGTAGCCTTCCACTCGTTCCCCTCAAGGGTCAGTTCCATCTTTTCCGATGTCCAATTATCAGGGAATCCCTGTAGGCGTTCGCATTCAATTGGAGTGAGTCGGCGGACTGTTAGGTTTTGGTGTATCGCTATTCCGCCTTGGTTCTTGCTCGGTTCGGGAGTAGTGGTATCAAGCGTTTTTGAAATATCAGTTTCATTACAACCACTCACAGGATTACTAGACTTCATTGAGTTGCTTGCTAGGCTATCAAAAGCAAATGCCACCCCCACGCCTTCCCCGCCTTGCTGGCTACGCAGAGTTACCGATACATCCTCGGAAGCCTTGGGGGTTGTGTCTCCGTTCCATGAGACGACTGAAGGTTCACGCTGCCCTCCGCCCATGCAGTTCAAGGTAGGGCTGACAACCTCTTTAATATCACCTGTTATTCGAGGCTCGCCATCTGCACTTCTAGGCTCAAAGGCAATACCTTCTTGCTGGGTGATTGACAGCTTATCCTTTTCGGAAGTGGTCAGAGTATTGGCAGAGTCTGTTTCATTTACATACATCCCACCATCGGGTCTGTCCTTGCGAGTGCCATTAGAGTCGCACATCGTTACATTGTAGGCTTTAGTCGTTTCTTTCTGCTCAATAATCGCCTTCCCCTCCTTCACCCATTGGTTCGATCCAATCTTATCATTATCCTTCGCACATAGCGTGGCCATTAGGTCAGGATCACTTCCTGTGGATTGGGCTTGAATTATCGCTTTATTCTCATGCAAACAATCAGTTGAGATACCTTTATAATCTCTAGCTAACAAAGTCCCGACTACCCCATCGCCACCTTCTCCAACGCCTTTTGTAGCATCTCCGGCAGTTCCTTTCCCCGCTTCTCGGCTCGGCGCAGGATGCCCTGGCAGGCTTTCGGTGATAGCGAGTATTTCGTCAACGGATTCGCCTC